AGCCGCATACACCGCACCATTCGCGGCCTTGCGAGCCGTATCGGCTGCGGCGATGGTGTCGCCGATCAGTGCGTTCTTGATTTGCTGGATTCCGATCTGTACGAGCGCGCCCACCGCCTCATTCAGGACCGTGCCGGCCAGTGCTCGCATGGCGTCTTGCGCGGTCATGGTGCCATTGATCAGGCCGGTGATCGACTGGGTTGCGGTCGAACTGAATGCGTTCAGCGTGTCCATCAAGAAGGCCTGAGCCTCACCCTGCGATCTGAATGATTGTTCCGCCAACGCCCGTCGCTGCAACTCGTACTCGCTCGCCAACTGGGTGCGCGTTATCTGCCCTTGCTCTTCAGCGTTCACGCCTGCAAGGGCCATCATTTGCTCATACTGAGTGACCAGATCAAGCTTGGCTTGGTATTCCTGGCGCAGCGCATCTATGGGGTTGATTGCCTTGGTTAGCTGGGCGCCATACTCCATTGCCTTTTGCATGTCTTGGGCATGCTTGCGCTGATCGTCCAGCGCCTTCTTGTCTGACTGCTCGCGGTCCTTGTCAATTTGCTCCTGCGTCTTGCGCATCAAATCGGCGCGGTCCTGCTCAGCGGTTTGCGTGATCAGCTTCACGGCCTCGCTGTAGGTTTTTTGGTCGATCTTTCTCTCGTCCAGATGCTTTTTGGCAATGCGCAGCTTTTCTGCTTCCGTCTCGTTGATGACGTTGATTTCTGATGCCTGAGCCTTGCGCAGATCTGCGATGTAGGCAGATTGATCGAACGCAGCCCCCTTTTTCGTCCCAGTACCGGCCGGGGCGCTGAGCTTCGAAGCCTCTCCGCTCGGGTTGATGAAGCCTCGACCGCCACCCGCGCCCTGCTCCCAGGCCTTGCGCATGGCCTGGCCAGCCAGCATGGCACGCCCCAGGGCCTTGGCGTCGGCTGCGTCGAGGTCTGCCCTGCGCTTTTCGGCATCAGCCTTCATGGCTTCGCCAATGGCCCTGGCGCCATCAAAGTCACCGCGCGCGACAGATGCGGCCTGTGCAGCAATGCCGCCAATCTCAGATCCGATGCCCTGAAAAACAAAGGCCACGTTTCGACCCAGCACGCTCAGCGTCTGCCAAGCCAGATCGGCCGCGTCGATCACATAGGACAAGGCTACCTTTGTGGAGTCAGACCAGTCCTTAATTGCTGAGTTTCTGCCGAAGATGCCCGCCTGGTCGTTGGCTGCGCCAAACTGCTTGGCCAGCTCGTCCAGCACCTCGCCCAGGCCTTTGGTGGCGCCGGTCAGCGCGGCGCTTGTGCCGGTCAACTCATCGAGTTTTGCATTTGCCCGCGCTGCAGCGTCCGACATGACCGTGATGGCTGCGTCAAAGGTCTGTGGAAACTGCTCAAAGTCGCTCTTGATCTGACTTGCTGCCTTCTGCATCGCTGACGCCACGACATCGGCGGTCAACTTGCCTTGCTCACCAAGCTGTTTCAAAGACCCGACAGGAACACCCATGGCATCAGCCATCTGGCGCATCAAATAGGGCGCAGTCTCCATGAGCGATCGCAATTCATCGCCAGCCAGCTTGCCGGAGCCCAGCGCCTGGCCGAACTGCAGCATGGCCGCCTTTGCTTCGACGGCAGACGCACCAGACACCTTGATGGCCATGCCCAGAGTTTCGGTAAGCCTGAGTGTGTCCGCTTGCGTGCCGCCCATCGACTTCATGGCCGCATTCAGGCGCGTGAAGACTTCAGCGTTTGCCTCGATGCTGGTTTGCGTGCGGCGACTGATCGCCTCAAGCTCAGCCATGGCAGAGGCGCCCGCCTCGATGCTGCCGGATGCCACCTGAACGCGTGCGCCAAGCATGCGCATGTCATCAGCCAGCTTGGCGGCCTTGACTGCGGCCATGGCAACGGCCAGCAATGAGACCGCAGAGGCCACGGCGGTGAATCGGCTTTTCAGGCTGTCAAGCTCACGGTTGACGGCGCGCGTTTCGCCGATCATCTTTCCCGTGTCTAGGGTGACCTCATACGCGATTTGCCCAACGATTTCAGTCATACGTAGCATCCCTTATCTGTTGCACTTTTATAGGAACAGAGATGGAAATCAGCCAACATGAACTGAAAGAGTTTTGCTCGTATGACCATGAAACGGGAATCTTTACGCGCATCAAGTCGATAGGCCCAAGGCATGCCAGCCTGGTGGGGAAGCAATGCGGATCCATCAACAAGCACACCGGGTACGTTGAGTTTCATGCTGGCGGAAAACTTCGAGCCGCTCACCGATTGGCCTGGATCTTCGTCCATGGATCCATACCTAATGGCCACTACATAGACCACATTGATGGGGATCGCAGCAACAACAGGCGCTCCAATCTCCGGCTTGCGGTCCATAGCGAAAACCTGAGGAATTGCAAGAAGCGGTGCGACAACACAAGCGGCGCTAAGGGCGTGTCTTATGACACCGAAAGGGATCGATGGGCGGCTTATGTCGGAAAGCGGAAGCTCGGCAGATTCGATACGCTTCTTGATGCTGCGTGCGCTCGTAAATCCGCGGCCCTCAAGGCGTTCGGGGCGTTTGCGCGCGAATAATCCATCAGCCACGCTTGCGCCCCTTCAGTGCCGCCATAGCAGCGTCGTATTCCTCGCGAGTTGGAACATCCTTGGCGCCACCATTCGCGACCTCAGGGAACTTCATTTCTAGCATGGTCTGAAACTCGGTCATGCTCAAGCCTTCAGCGTCTGCGCTGGATAGGCCCAGATGAACCCGAGCTGCGCTGATGTACTCGGCCGCCTCGAAGCGCGAAGAGAACTTGCCATCGCCGGCCGCGCCTGGCCTAGCCTTTCCGATGATCCCGTGCCGCATGAGGTGCTGCGCGATGAGCACGCGTTCGGGATCGGGCATGGCGCCTGGGTGCTGACCATCCTGATCCAGCCATCCGAGCATCGGCGTCACGTCTTCCTGATCGCACAGGCAAGCCAGGATGTAGGTGGCCGTTGCAACCGCCTTGGGCCCGTGCAGGTCGGCGTACAGGGTGACGATCTCATCGGGGCTCCCAAGGCCCGCGATGCGGCCCAACGACGGCGTGAACGTGAATTCACTGCCGTCGCTCGCGGTTGCCCGCACGAAGCCGCATTCAACCAGCATCAGAGGTTGAACAGTTGCGCCGTCAGCGTTGCAGCACCAAGCAGATGCACGACGCCCTGGCAGTAAGCGCTCACGGTGTTGAGCACCACTGCTTTGCTGGTGCCTGCCGCAACCACGATGGCCAGACCAGATGCAACCGACACGGCACCGACACCGCTGGCCTGCACGGTCGTGCCGCCGTCGCCGTCAATGGTGCACGTCAGGCTGCCGCCCGTGGTGTTGGTCAGAACCAGAAGCTGCTTCTTCGTGGCCAGGAACGTGATGGTGTCGTCAGCACTCAGAACGGTGCCGGTTGCGGTGAAGGCGCCGACTTGCGAAGCGTCAATGGATGTGATGGCGGCCATGCTGGCTCCTTAATTAGGCTGGGGTGAAGGTCACGGCGCCATTGCTCATGGCAGACATGGACCATGTGGCGGTGTCGGCATAGGGACGCTCGTCAGACCATTCGCTGACGATGAACGGGCCGACGTAGGTGCCGCTGATGTCGGTCATGCGGAACCAGACTTTAGGCTGATAGGCCGTGGTCGAGCTGGGGCTGATCACATGGGCCTTGAACTCGTTTTGGTTGTGGATCGCGTCGTTGTAGGTCACGCCGTCACCGGAGAACTCAACCGACTTGAACGTCACCAAGTTTGTCTTGGTAAAGTCGGGCGACTTGTCGGCCGTGGTGTCGACTGTGTCCCACTTGGTCTTCATCGACTTGCCGCGCATCATGCCCAGCTCTTTGAAGACTAGCGAGCCCTCTGACGCATCCTCCGATGCGATTGCATATTCAAAGGCCGTGTCGCGACCTGTCGTTGCAGTCATGTCTGCTCCTTACGTGGTGATTGCCGAGACGGCGATTTCAAAGACAGGCCGCCCATCATTGGTGGCCATGAATACCGGCTCGGCCGGTTGCATAGAGACGATGTCGCCGCTGTCGCTGCGCATTGCCTCAATGATCAGATCAGCAGCATCGCCTGGCTCGCTGGGTGGGTCGTTCTCAGCGCCAATCAGGGCGACGATGAACTGTGGGCGGCGCACCAGCTCGGCGGGCAGACCACCAGTCGGGCGGATAACCGCGTACTTGTCCGACTTGCTGCCATCGGTCCAGCGGCCAAACTGCACGCGCCAGCCCGGCAGGGTCGCCGTGATGACTGTGCGGATGGCGTCGGCTGCGGCGCTCATGTCTTGATCGCTCCACGCAAGACGGCGCGAATGTTAGGCTCGGCCTGCTCGAAGCCCTTTTTCAGGAACTCCTTCTGTGCCGATGCGCGCCGGAAGTTCTGCGGGTTGTCCGGGTTGTGCACTGGCAGCGCATATTCGGCTGTGTATCCAACCGTACCAATGACCTTGTCACCGACCGGATCGACCCTCTTGTAAATCGAGTTGATCAAGTTCGAAGTGTCGCCGATTGGCGTCATAACGGATGATTCAGCCATGCCCAAGATCAGCGCCTGAGTCATCCCGCGCGCGGCTTTGCGCTGAACACCCTCGGTGAACTGCGGCATGCGGTTGGTGATGCGGGCGCGGCTCATGTGGCCACCTGAAAATCATCAGCCAGGCCGTCGAACGTGTCAGCAAACCGAGTGACGGCGCGCACCTCAAAGGCGCCAGCCGACAAAGGGCTTGCCTCAGTGAATTCGCCAATCAGAACCCGGTCGCCTTGCACAATGTCCGCCTTCTCTGTGTAGATGATCTGGCGCGATGTGAACTCGACACCCTTGGTGTCTGTCATGCGCACAGACTCGGCTTTGTAGTCACAGTCAAACGTCACAGGCGGCCCGAAGGTCACCACACCAGTCCAGTCATCACGGCCCGTCATGGGCCAGTGAGTGGCTTTGTGCGTGTAGGACCAGGCTGCTGCTTGAGACATGAGGCCATGCTAGGGACGGATTCGCATGCTTGCAGGGTGGATAGGCCTGCATCTCGCACAAGTCTCACCGCCTCGGATGACTGCGCTCTGATGGCATCTTTCATCAACTTGAGTTGCATCGAGGCGTCGAGGCTGGCAGGAGGCAAAGCCGAGTACATGACGCGCTTTCCGGTGCGGCTGCTCATTTCAGCGCCTCGATCTGCGCCTTGTACGGGCCCCACACCTCGATCAGCTTGGGATCGGTGCGCCAGTCGCCTGTCTTTCGCTTGGCCAGCATGGTGTTCATGCGTGCGTGGCTAGGATCGCGGCGGAAGTCGTTGAACTCCGCCTGCAAAGCCGTGGTCACGAAGTCATGACGCACCACGGCCATTTGAAGATGGCCATTGCTCTTGCAGCGCCAGGCGGCAAATGCCCCAACCGTTGTCAGGCGGATGAACGTGTCACCGCTTTGCGCCTCGCCGTTGGGGGTCGATGAGGGCTTGCATTCAAACTGCGCGAGGGCCAGCGCAGGGATGAGGCAAAGGATTGATGCAATGGTTTTCATTGTTAATCCTCAGATCGCGGGCAGGAACGCCTTGTATGAGTTGGCCTTTGCAGTTGCGGCTTTGAGAAGGGTGGCTCCATCGAGGTGCACGCCGTCAACCTGCCACGTCGGGCCGCTGATCGCCTGGTACAGATTCGCCGATGCGACCACGCCAGAATCGGTTGCCCGCTTGGATGCCAACACCGTAGCCACGTCCGTGCTCATCTGATTCCAAGTTGCCGTGTTGCCACTCTCCGTGATGCTGCTCAGGCCCAGCGCAACCTTGTAGTTGCGCGCACGGAAGTAGTCCACGATATAGCCGAGGGCTTGCTGATAGGGGGTGCCGGCGTAGCCTGTGTCTGCCTGGCCATTGCACACCTCGATGTATTTGTCCACTACGCCTGTTTTCAGCGCCATTTGCTCGTGCAGCATGCTGAGCACGCCAAGCGGATCGAAGCCGTAGCCGTACAGCCCCGAGTGGAAGATCTGCGACGTGAACAGGCCGATGTTGTTTGTGGCGCTGACGCAGGTCCAGGTGATTGTTCCGTCCACCACGTCCTGACCCTTGGTCGCCGTTGCAAACTCAGCAGGCTTTGTTCCGCCCGTCGTTGCCGTACCCACGTCGTTGACATACGCGAGCGTGGTCCCTATGGGCGACGCGCCATCGAACTGTTCTACGCGATAGGTCAGGTAACGCTGTCTCCCCACCTTGACGCGGAACAGCTTGCCGCTTTCTACGATCAGGTCCCCGATGTAGCCACGGTCAAAGTGGTTCACGCGAGTGGTGCGCTCCTGAGCGTAGCCGGTGTTCGCCGCCCACGCCTTGACCTTGCCGCATACGTGCTCGACAAACGACATGGCGCCAAAAGCACCATTGATCATCTGCATGTCGTAGCCATACTCCAGCATCAGGTCATAGAACGCGGGCCACCATGAGCCATAAAAGTTAGTGTCCAGCGAGTTGGTGTAGCCCAGCGTGGATGAGACAGCAGGGTTCAGCGCGGACTGGAAACAGGTTGGGTACGCCGCACGGCTCGATGAGGGGAGTTGTCCCTTCTCGTTCGACTGACCAAGGATGCCAAGCGCAATTGGGACACCCACAATCTGCGCCACTCGCTTTGATAGCAGTGCATAGCTACAGCTGCCTGATGTGGACGTAACCTTCAGCTTCGCATTCACGCCATACGGGCCAAAGTCCTTGGAACTGGATGTGACGGTAGTTGTCCCAGCCGGTACGCCATACACCGCCTCAACTGTGGCTGATCCACCCGTACTGACGCGATACACCTCGCCAGGGTTCAAAATCAGGTTCGCGTGATTGCCTTGCGAAAGGTCTGCCATGGGAGCTGCTCCAAACGGTTTTCATCGATTGCTCAGGCCATGGTAGGAAGCCACTTCCTATCTATGCACATCACATCCGACCGATATAGAGATCGTCAAAGTAGATCAATGAAGACCCGGTGGCAGGAACCACGCTGGTGGTATTGAACTCGATCCATTCATGCGTTGCCCAGTCCGGCGCGGTGGGTGAGCCGCTTGCAGCATTGTCGTAATGGCCAACCTTGAATTGGCGCCAGGTTCCCGGGCTCGTTGCGGTGTTGATCGTTCCGCTCGAAGCTATCAGCGCAGACTTTCCGATGCCCGAGTCCCAGCTGGATGCAGAAGAAAGGTCAAGAGCAGCAAAAGCCGGTATGGACCTCTTGAAACGAGAAGCACCGCCATCACTGACGAAGTCGTGGCGGACAACTGCCATCTGCAAGTGGCCATTGGACTTGCAGCGCCAGGCAGCGACCGCCCCAACCGTGGTCAGGCGGATGAACGTGTCACCACTCTGGGCCTCGCCGTTTGGCGTCGCGGATGGCTTGCACTCAAACTGAGCCAGGGCCAGCGCAGGAGCCAGCAAAAGGGCTGTGATGATGGGTTTCATATCAACCTCCCAGTAGGCTGGCATGGGGGAAGGCAATGTAGGCCGTTGTGCCAGCCGTGGTCACATTTCCGAAGTTGTATTCGTACAGGATGTGGGTGGTGCCCGGTGGCGCATCTGCCATGGTGCCCCATGCTCCCAATGTCTGGTCTTGCCAGGTGTCCTTGGTGAACGTGCCTGTGTTGATTGTCACGGACGAGAAAGAGGTGAACTTTTCCACCACCTGGGGCAAGCCGTTGGAATCCAAGGACTCGGACACTCTGGCGAACTGCGCGGTAATGAAATAACTGCCTGCACTCATGCCGCCCGTGGTCGGGATCATGACCAGCTTCTTGGACGATACGCGACGATCTGGCAGCACAGGCACGATCAGCGATACCGTCAGGCGGCCCACAGATCCTGTGGTGCCTACTGCACGGGTGACCTGCAAAGCCTTTGCCACGGCGCCGGTGATGGCGGTACTGGCAACCGTCTGCACGGTGTCCACCAGATAGGTGCCGGTGCTTCCCGTGGTGCCTGTGAGCTGCCCAATAACCTTGGTGTTGGCCGTAACACCGGAGCCCGAAAGCACCATGTCGCGCACAGCCGCGCCTGCCGAAATCGCGGTCACGGTCATGACCTCACCAGCAATGCTGGCTGTCATGCTGGCGTTTCCGATAGGGGGCGTGGCGATCGCAATGCTGCCGTTGGTCCCGGTATAGCGACTGGTTGGCGTGGTGTCGTTGGTATCCAGCGAAATCCACCACTGCTGCCCCTTCCCCAGCGAGCCCGCAAAGGCAGAATCGCCGATCAGGTTGCTGCGGCTTTGATGATTCAAGCGCGCCTGCATGCTGGGGTTGGACCCCTGACGCATGACAAAGCCCGCCACCACTCGACCTGGGCCGTCCCAAAGCAGATCGGCGCTGTTCAAGAAATTGGTTGCGTAGACGCGGTCAAAAATGACCTGCGTGCCAGCGTGGCGCACTTTGATCAGACGACGATACGCGTAAGGGCCGGCACCGCCCGAGCCGTTGACATCGAACACGCCTGACACAAAGCGCACCGTGGTGCCATCGCCGTCAGCATCAACGAAGCAATCGCGCGTGGCGATAGCGTCACACGTGACTGCGGTCGTGCCAGCCACATTGGATACGCATGGCACATTGCCCATGATGCGTGGGCTGATCTTGTAGCAAGAATTAGCCACGTCACGCACCAAGTCAACGGGTTGACCACTGACCCAGTCGCCCGCGCCTGGGTTGCTTGTGCCGTCCACCTTCTTGACCGAGATAACCCCCGATCCACCAACGTTGACTGATATGGCTCCAGTCTGGGTAGACACGGGGGTGATCGTGAAGCGGGCGCCGTCAACCGTCGTGTCCAGCGCCTGGAACGGCGCGCGAGTGTCGGCGCCGCTGCCATCAACGATATAGTTGTTGTTGTCGCTCGCAAGGTTCTTCCCACGGTTTTCAGGGTGGCAGCCGAAGAACGTTACGCGAGCCGGATTGGTAACGACAATTAGTTGCCGGCTATAGTCAAACGAAGTGCCGTAAAACGCCCATTCAGACGATGAATCATCCAGTCGGATCAGGCAATAGCACAAGTCAAACGAGCCACCGAACATCGAGCACATTTCGCCAGCATCGTTGCCGGCCTGCTGCCAGATACCATACGTTCCGTTATAGCCCGTGAAGCCGTGCAGGTCGGTAAGGTAGAACTGATCACGACCGCCCAGGATCGTCTCAAACTCATGCACAAAGAAGTTGCGAAAAGACGGGCGCGGCGCGTTGAGGGTCGTACCAGACGAACTGCACCAGACTCCCACAGTCCCTGACGCCGTCTTTCCTGGGCCAATAATTTCCACCCCCTCATAGACGCGAGACTTCGACATGCGCACCTCTGCTCCCGCGGTGTATGCAGATGAGTAGTCGAACGTCCATCCAACAGTGACTGCCGATGCGTCTATCTTGGTTCCTTTGCCTGCGACCCCCATCACCTTGTAGACATTCACTACAGGATTTCGTGTGAGTGTGTATGTAGCGCCAGCCTTAAGTACGATGAATGCACCATTGGTAAGAAGTGCTGCGGCGTCGAGGGCATCCTCAAACGATCCCGGAATGCTGGGGTCTGGGCAAATGTCCGGGAAGCCGAACCCACTCGCAGCCAGAGCAGCGGAAGAGGCTGGCGTGAGTGCGCCGCTCGCACGATTCGCACCCAACGCATCAACCTGATCGATCGCATAGCTGCAAGTACCCGATGTAGCCGTGACTTTCAGCTTGGCTGGCGCATCGTATGGCCCGAACGCTTGCGATGAAGCCGTGACCGTTGTGGTTCCTGCTGGCGCCCCGTACACAGCGAGCACAGTAGCCACTCCGCCCGTGACGATTCGGTAAACGTCGCCTGGAGCGAGGATCAGATTGGCGTGATTGCCTTGCGAGATGTCTGCCATGAGCGTGCTCTCATTTGATTGCTTGAGTAGCAGCTCATGCTATGGATGGCGCAAAAGAAAAAGCCCGCCAAGCCGTGAAGCGAGGCGGGCCAAGGCTCGAGATGAGCTAGGAGACAACCGAAACTAGATGACCATGAAGAGGGTGGGAGCGGTAGGGTCTGGGCCAATCGCATCAGCCGTGATGCCGGCTGTATCCAGGGCGACCAAAGACCGTCTCAGGGCAGACAGATCGTTGTCAAACGTCTTGAATGAACGTGATGCACCAGAGGCCGCCCCTTGTGACTGGATGCGCCGCGGGGCGCCTACTGCCGCAATGATGGCCACTGCCATGCACTGGATCAGAACCTGGTCGGCCGCTGAATACCCAGCAGAGACCATGTCCGATTCGAGTGCAGCCACCTTGGTGACGGCAGCATCAACAATGAACGAAGGCACGCCGACGCCAAGTGCCTTGTCAAGGTACTCGGACGCCTGCGTGCTCGTGATCATGCCTTGG